CCCGTGTTCGCGGTTGCTTGTGCTGCGTCGGCGGCGAGCTTGGCTGCGTAGGCATCGGTGACCTCGACGCAGCGGAACTGGTCGAAGTAGTAGATGTCCCCGACAGGAATGTATTGACGCACGTCGATACGTGGCCGGATGGTCACCGCTCCCTCAGGCACCGTCACATACCCGGCGAGTTTGTACCAGTTGCTGGAGCCGATCTGCGTGGGGCCTTTTTCGTTGACGATGATGGCGTTTGCGCCGTCGAAGTAAGCGATGAGGACGATGTTGGAGCTTGATGCGGTTAAGGCGTTGCTTGGGTGTCCTTTGACCCAGATCTCCATGTAGAAAACTTGGCCGGGTAGTGCGGGGACGCCGAATGATCCAGTGGTGTTGGTTGTCCCGTACAGGGCGACGTACTGAGCGGTTGATAGGAACTTGGCTGAGTATGTGCCGGAATACTTCTGCTCGGTGGAGTAGGTGAAGTGGACGTTGCCCAGGTATTGCGTGGTGTCCTCGAACCCGCCGTTCGTGGTGATGCTAGAGCCAGACAGAATCTTCTGATCTAACATTGTCTGCGCCGCAACAGCTTTCGCATCAGCCGTCGCCGCAGCCGACTGCGCCACAACAGCTTTACCGTCAGCCGTCGCCGCGTTCGTCACGCCCGTGTTCGCGGTCGCCTGTGCGGCAACAGCTTTGCCGTCAGCGACATACCCCTCGGTGACCCGGTAGAACCGCACGTTGTCTACGAAGTACACGTTCCCGGCAGGGGCTAGATGATGTGTGGCAATGAAGCTGTTAGGGGTTTCGTAGGCGTAGTCGGGAGCCGTGATTGTGCCGGATATGAAGTGCCACTGGTCATCATGCAAACTGTTGAGGGCAGTGGGGCCGCAGCTACCGTTTGTCGTCGCGAGGCCACCGGAGCGGTTGAAGCCTTGCTGGAACCAAATGTTCTGCCCAGCAGGGGTTTCCGTGTTTGTCGATAAACCCTTCGCCCAAAACTCTATATAAAATATGTCGCCCGGTGAAACGGGGAACGCCTCGGTGCCGGTGTCGGTTACGGCTTGATTGATGAATCCGTAGTAGCTGCCGGTCTGGGTGATCTTCGCGGAATACGTTCCGGTTCGAGGTGATTCAGTTGAGCGGACTGCGTTGACACCAATGTATGTGTCGCGCTCAAAGTCACCGTTGGAAGCGATATTCGGGCCTGCCCCGATCCCAGCCTTGGCTAGTTCCTTAGCGACAGCAGCTTTCCCGTCGGCGGTCGCCGCGTTCACCAACGCAGTCGAGGACTGTGTTTCACCAGTGATAGCCGACGTGCGAACCACAGCGCCACGCTGACGAACATTCGACGGTGTCTTACCCGTCGCCGTCGTCGTCCCATCAAACGCATTAACCAGTTCATCCCAAGTGATCTGCAAATTCGTATTCGCAGTCCCAGCAGAAGAATTCGCGGTGTCAGCCGTCGACTGCGCCGTCGCCGCATTCGCCACCGCAGTCGACGCTGTACTCGACGCTGTTGTCGCAGTAGCGGTCACACTCGTCGCCGCTGTAGCAACCTGCGCCACAGTCTTATCCGCACCCGCAGTGCCAGTGAACGCCGCCCACAGATCAGACAGGAACGATCCAACCGTAGCGACACCGTCCATCACCACATCGACAAGCGAACCGATAGCAGCCGCCGGCGCGTTCAACAGGTTCCACAACAGCGTCCCCAATTGGGATAACGCATCAGTAGCGTTCGCCGCCGCCGTGTTCGCCGTCGAGGACACCGACGCGGCAGCAGTGAACACATCATCAACCGACTTATCTGTCGGCAACACGCCACCAAACACGCCGTGCCAGAAGTTGTTCCACGCATCGGTCAGCCGCTCAACCCAACCCTGTTGCAGCAACCCAGTTTTCGTCAACGCCACATCATCGAAATAGGCTTGCCCTGAGCTCATGCCGTTAGTGATCGCGATACGGACACGCAGCGAGGTCACGTCAGCGGGCACACTGTACTCGCCTGACAACTGTGTCCATGACGGCCGGGAGCCGGTAGCGATCATCGTCACCGCGGCCTGCTGCACAGTGCCCTGGAACGGGATAACGGACAGTATGATTGGCGAACCGGAGCCGGTGTAACCGTCGGTCTTGATCCACGCCGACAGCCGGATCTTATCGCCCTGCGCCGCCGGAATCGACTGGGTCGAATACAGTTCGTGCGCCCCGCCGTCTGCGCTGCACTTCAGGCAGCCGCCGGTGCCGGTGCGGCCCACAGCTTCCCATCCCCAATTGCTGTCGCCGTCGATAATGTCGGCTGCATCGAACCCGCCGGCAGTCAGTAGGTTTGGTTGATCGTTGCTGATGTTCGACAGCGGGATGACACCGAACAGCGCGGTGGAGATCTGGCCGATCAGGTTCTCCGCCGGTATCTTGTCGCCACGCCCCAGAAGGTTCGATGCCCACACACCCAACGCACCTACGTCGAGTTTGAACGCATCGCCGGTCAGGGCGGCGATAATCGGGCCGGTCAGGTTCTTCTCGATGAAAGTGCGGATATCGTTTAGCGGCAGTACGGTCAGGGCAATGCTCTCGATGCCGCCCAGGATGGCGTCGATAAGCGACTGGAATGTGAAATCGGGCAACCCAATCGAGTCGAACAGGCCAACGATGTTCGAGATCATGTCGAGGAACCCGGCGCGGACACCGTCAGCGATCCCGGCGAAGAAATCAATGACCTGGCGCAGCACGTCGAGGAACCCGCTGCGGTCGACGAGGCCCATCAGGAAATCGAGGATGTCGCCCAACGCTGTCAGGACAGTGCCCAGCGCCCCGCCGCCGGCCGCTGCGAAGAAGTCGACCACCTGTCGCAGCACGTCGAGGAACCCGCTGCGGTCGATCAGGTCACCGAAGAAATTGATGATGTCGGTGAGTACCGTGAACACCACTTCGAGGCTGCCCTCAGTGATGTCCATGAAGAACTCGACAACAGCTTTCAGCACTGCGAGGAATGTGTCGAGGACGCCGTCGGTAATGCCGCCGAAGAACTCGATGACCACCCGCAGGATCTCGAAGAAACCTGCCCGGTCGAGGATCTCCGCGAAGAACGTGATGACTTCCTCGAGCACCGTGAGGAATCCGCCTAGCCCTTCACCGACGCCCATGAAGAATTCGGTGACGATCTGGAGCACCTCAAGGAACCCGCTGCGGTCCAGCAGGTTACCGAAGAAATCGATAAGGTCACGCAGCACATCGTTGATGAGTGCATTCAGATCCGTTCCCCAACTATCAATCGCGGCCAGGACATCGGAGATGAATGTCCAATCTTCGATGGCGTCGAGCGGCAGGATCCGCCGGGCAAGTTCCTTCAGCAGGGTCAGGCCGAATGACTCCCCTGTGGGCATATCGCCCCAGAATCCGTCGCGGACAGCGGTGGCGCTGGCCCCGACGGGCGAGGTGAGGTCTGCGGTCCAGTCCTCTTCAGTTTTGGCGGCGAACGCCGCCAAACTGGTGTAGTTCGCTGCACCTTCGGGTGTGTCACCAACCGGGAATGTCACAGCGTGCCCTCCCGGTGCATGCGGCCCAGACGTTCGAACAGTTCCGCCCGCTGCTGCTGCGTCAACTTGTTGATCGCTTCGTCGGCGGGATGCGCTGGCTCAGGATCAGGGTGGCTCAGTGGAACCCAGCGCCCCGGGGAGGTCATCCAGTGCGGCCCTGTAGCTGACGGGGCGATCCACTTCTTCACCGGCTCAGCCACCGGCCGCGCCCCGCACTCCCACAGATGTTCACTGATCATCATGTTGTAGCTGACCGGAGCCGCCAGGGCGGCTCCGTTGACGCCGGGCAGCGCGACGAGCATCCACAGGAATGCCTCAGTCGGCTTGCCCGGGTCGCACCCTTCCCGTGTGGGGAACCCTGCGAAGCTGTAGTCGCTCAGGCTGCGGCCAGCCATGCCGATATTCGGGTTGATCACGTCAGTACACTCCCAGATCACGCAGTGCGGCAATAATGTTCTCGATCTTCCCCCACGCCCGCTGCGCGGGATCCTGCAACGCACGGTCATCGCCAATGATCAGTTCGTACTCGACGAACGGATTCTCTTCATCCCACGCCATGTCGATGCGCCGGCAGCGGTCCATGTGGATGATGCCGCGAGGATCGTCTTTCAGGATGAACCCGATCCTGTCGTCGAGCCAGAAGTCCCCCAGTCCAGACGATCCCACCCTGAAGGGCGCACCGTCGACCACCGCCAGCTTTACGGAAACCGTTGTGCGCGTTGCCCAGTAGCCAGCGCGGAGCACCATCAGGGCCGCTATCGTGTATGCCTTATTGGCGCCCTCGGCCCACCACTCGAAGTAGCGGTCCCAGCCGCTGTGTTGCGCTCTCGCAGTTGACTTTACGCTCCAAAATGCCCCAAACACGTCCTCGTACAACGGCTTTATGAGGGTGTCAACTGTGCCGCCCAATGACCCGATCTGGGCTATCCCGCCGATCACGTCAAACGCCGCCTGCACCGAAGCTGAGATCGCCTCATTGATGCCCGGGGCGCTGTGCCCGCCGCAGTTCACCTGAACCCCTTTGGCGGGACTGACAATAACGTCACTGGTTTGGATCGCGGACTGCTCGCTTTCCTCATAGATGACGTAGGGCAGTTCTTTCTTCGTCAGCCTCAGCCCTGGCACGAAGTAGTCCTGCGGTATCGAGGTGTCCGCAATGATGTTGGTGGTCGAGTCGATGAAATCATCCGCGAATTCCGCTGCGCTGCGGACGATCCCGTCCCACCACCGCCCGCCGTGCGAGGTGCCGACGTACACGCCACTCTTATCAACTATGTCGATGAACAGTGCGCCGTTTCGCGGCTCGGTCGCTGGTTCGCCCTCCCGCGTCAACCATGGCGTCCCCTCCCATGGCAGTTCGTCGCCCGTGAGCCATCGCTCGCACACCACAGAGTATTCGCTGTCCTCCAGTAGCGTTTTCGCCATGTCATGCCACGTCTGCCACCTCGACGAGAGGACACCCCATATGGATCCGTTCAACAACTCAGAGATGAACGTCGTCGGCTTGACGATGCAATGCCACTGCGACTGGTCGAGTACGTCAAGGTATGACGCGAAGTCCAGTGGATCGTCGGGGATTGTGATCAGCGGATTGTGCTCGCGAATGTGGGCGAAGTGCAGTGCTGTCTTCAGTATCCACGGTGTGGGTCCGGCCAGCACAAAGGAGCGTGGCGCCTGAATTATGGCTGGTAGGAACGGGTTTGACCATACCGAATACCATTTCAGGTTTTCGTAATCGTGAAGCCACGTTACCTCCAGCACTCGGGTGCCGTCCTCCAGTAGCTTCACCGCAGCCGAATCGAGCCGCCCGCCCCAGCGGGCACCCATATGGTCGACAGTGATATGCACCCCGCGCTTCTCACCCCGGTCGATACGGCCCTGCATATCGTGAATCCATTGCCCCACAGCAGTATCGAACGGAATCACCGTCTTACCAGGGCCACTGTCATTCGAAATCAAACTGAACTGCGCCGAATACTCCTGCGTCAGTTGATAATGCGGATCCCAATCACCATTCCAGATCATCACCACCGGCGGCTGCTGCCGCAACTTACGCTCAGCGCGGACCTGCTTACGCGTCTCAGACCAGATCTGGGCACACTGCGCCGCCAATGACGCAGACCCGTCCAACGCCACCGGGGTATAGTCGAGGACCGCCCTGTAATCGCTGCTCACTCCAGCCCCCACGGCCTCGACCACCGACGAGGCTGCACAAGCTGCGCCATCGCCCCACCCGCCGGCGCACCCGTGTAACTGATCGTCAAATTCTGCGGCTGCGTGTACGGCGGAACCACATGCTTAAACAGCTTCCCACCCAACAGCGGCAACATGTTCGTGTAGTGCAAGTCCCGCACCATCAAATCCTCGAGCCGATCCAGCGACACCACACAGCCACCCTGCGCCTCACCAACCGGAACCTCAATCTCGCGGGACGCGAACGTGCCACCCGGGGAGCGGTTATACTTCGGGCCACGCCACGAAACATCAGGAACCTGCCATATCGCACGCGTCAGAATCCAACTGTGCTTCATCGGCTGATCAGTAGGATTCGACACCTCAATCTGTAACGTCGCACTCGATGACGCAGACGAAACCGTCGACACATGGTCCGGCTCATACCAAGACGGCTGCCCGGCCCGCAGCGGCAGAATCAAATTGAAGTACTGCTGCTGAATCGGATCAATATCAGAAGTGAATTGCGGTGTGTCATGCAGTAACACGTCGAGCATGCGCTCACCGGACTGCTCAGTGTCAACATGTAGCGTCGTCGGCTCAGGATCATCATCCCAAGGATCCTCCGCGTACTCGAAAATCTTTCGGAACGCGGACTCATTCTCTTCAGCGCTGGCGTCAGCGTCCTGCCCGGCCGCGAGCAGCGTCTGGGTAATGTGGAAACCTAGCATCACGTCGCGGTGCAGACGCTTCGTTGCGCGGTGCGTCGAGCCTTCCTGAAACGCTGAGCTCTTCCACGTTGTCTGGACCGGGGCGTCCCACAATCCCTGCACCTGGCCCTTGCCGTTCCAAACGCCCTGCGCCCCAGCGCCTTGCCCGTGCGTCACGAACGTACCACCGCCGCCCGTGATCCACATCTTATTGATCTTGCGGTCGAAGTAGTCGAGATCAGTGAGGAATGGTGTTGTCACAGTTACCCTATGGCCTTCCCGCGTAGCGCATCATCTGCAAGCGTTGACGAGAGTCCAACTCGCGCTGCATATTTGCCACATCCTGAACGTGAAGGTTTTCAATCCTGATACTATAATCGTTCGCTCCCACACCAGCGGTCTGCAAAGACTCTGTGGCACTGCTTAATACATCCCACTGCCCGGGTGAGAACACCGGCTCGGGTTGGCTGCCCAAGTTCACACCGATACCGCCGGGCGGCAGCATGCCGCCCTCGTCGAACACGCCGATCCGGCGAAGCCAATCCGACTGCCCGGCGGGCTGCTGAGGCTGCTGCTGCTGCGCCGCAGCGGCACCCGACGTTGGTATGGGAGTTGTTGTCCCCCATGGATCCTTACCCGGCGGCGGGCCGGGATTCTGCCCTTGGCCCAACCCGTGCTGCGTGGCCTGCTGCGAACCGCCCATGTTCGACGGCAGGAAATCCCAATGCTCACTCAGCCGCTGATCCCACTGATCCTGTGAAACACCCTGAGGCGGACTACCTTTCCGGTCCTGGGCGAGCATCGCCTCTTCAGTCGATGTGGTGCCAGTCGGCAAACCGCGCATCTGCGGCGCCATCGCCGTGTAGTCATAGCCCAGCCAGCGCGGAGCGCCCAGCGGAGTCAACTGTTCTACGAGGGAGTCAACTCCGATAGAGGCCATCTGAAAGCCATAGGACACACCACGTTTCGCGGCCTGCGTGCCGATACCGATAGCCCAGTTCGCGGCGGCGCCGGCCGCTGGAGCGCCAGCCGCACCGGCACCCATCGTCCCCGCCGCCACCCCAGCGGCAACAGCCTGTGACGCCATCTGGGCACCGGAGTCAATCAACCCATTGATCGCCTCGGAACCCATGTTCAGCAGGCCAGCGGCGAACGAAGTCCCAGCCACACCAGTGCTGCCCGCACCCTCCGGTATCCAGCCCTCAGTGCGGGCAACATCGCCCATGGCTGATGTGCCATAAGTTTGGCCGTCCACACCGGACTGACCGCCACCCATGGCGCCACCACCACTGCCGAATGACGTGTTCCCCCCGCCGGACCCGGCCGCACCCCAGCCCTGCGCCGCCAACCGCTGCACAGCCGGATCGTCTGCGGACACCGGGTAATACCAGTGCTCTTCGAACTGCTCATCGAGGGCACCAGTCGAACCGTTGAACACCACGCCGTCGCTACCGGACTCGACGTGGCTGCCATCCGGCATCGTCCCAGCCATATGACTGGTGTCCATCGTCGGCCCCTTATGGACGCCGATATTGAAAGCGCCTGCCTTGTAGCCCTTCTTGAAGCCCATCGAGGCGAAGTCGCTGTGAGTGGTGAAGTGGCGCCCCGGGCCACGGCCGGTCATCACGCCCCAGTTCGCGGACAAGTAGCCCGAACAGTCGAAGCTGCCGCCGCCCTCCCCGGCGCCGCCCCAATCGTATGGCTTGCCGGACTGGCCGTAGGCGTACCACAGTGCCGCCTCAACATCAGTGCCGCCGGCGGAACCGGATCCGCCGGAATCGGAACCGTACCCAATCGAGGACAGCCAATCTTCGGTAGTCCTTTTCTTCCCGCCGCCGAACGGGTCGCCGCCGTCCTTGAACCCGGGCAGCACACCACGAAGGGCGCCGCTACGGGCCAGGGAACGCAACGATTCCACGCCACGATGCCCGCCCGCACCGGCCACCTCGCTGGCGCTCCACATGTGCTCGCCGTTCGACGCGAGGATCGGCACACTGTCACTCGTCGCCGTCCCCGGGCCGCTGATCGAACCGCCCGTCGCCCTGCCCTGCGCGTTGCGGAGGATGTCGAGCGGTGTCGGGTCAGCCGCCGGGGCGGCAGGCGGTGGCCCACCGGCCACCGGCCCAACCGGCAGATAACCTTCGGCAGCCCGCTCAGCCGGATTGAGGGGCGGCGCGTCAGAAGCCATACGGGTCAGCAGGTTCGACGTGATCGTCAACTGCGACGGCACATTCGTCATCGAGTTGATGATGTCGCGCAACTGGCCCTTCACTTGGGCGTCCCCGGTGAGCGAAATCTTCACCTGAGGCTTGCCATGCACCTCGATGTGTTCGATCTTCGCGCCCACCGACTCCAGCGCATTCTCAGCTTCTTCAGTCAGCGAATTGATGACGATGTCCTGGCCCGGCGGCAGGGACTCCAGCAGGGCGGACACCGCAGCGATCTGCTGCGAGGCGTCATCTGTTTCGGCGTTGATCAGAGTCTGGATCGCTTCGGGGATATAGCCAAGCTGGGCGGCGTAATCCATCACCACCTCAATGTTGAGGCCATACTGCTCAGCGAGCCCCTTCAATGCCTGCTCGTTCTGCGCGAACACCGTCTCCATGTCGCCGCCGGCGCCAGCCACCTCAGCGGTAGCATCCTTGAGTTTCACGATCTGTTCGTGCAGCGCGGACCCGTTCTTCGTCTGCGTCGACAACTGCCCGTTGGCGTCGAGCATCGAGTCGCCCCAGCCCTGCGTGGCGTCGAGTGTCTCCTGCGTCGAGTGCGAAAGGTCGCGCTGCACATCGTTATACGTCTTTGTGGCCTTCAGCAGATCGGGCTGCTTACCGGCCAGCACATCCATCGCCGTCTTCAGCGCATTCGTTTTGTCGGCCGCAGTCGACGTTTCGTCCGCGAGGACAGCCATAGCTTCTTGCAGGGTCACGATCCCCGGCGTCAAGTTCGACGCAGCCTCACGGCTGTTGATGAACTCTTCGCGCAGCGGCTTGATCTGGTCGAGCAGTTCCGTTCCGCCGTCCGCCGCAGTGCGGAGCATCTGCTCCAGCCTTGACCATTCGCCGTCGGATCCGCGTACCGCGGCACCAACCTGATCGAAGTCGAGTTTGAGATCCTTCATCACCACGGCCATGCGCTCATGCGCTTCGGCTGTCTCTTGGATCTTGTAGGCGTCGAAGTCGCTGAACGGGCCGACGATGGCGGTGCGGATCCAGTCACCGATCCCCGCGCCGCGCCGCAGTTCATTGAACGATGTCGACAGCGCCTGCACCTGCTCGTCGACCTGGGCCATCACTGAATCGTTGACGTTGCCGCCAGCTTTCGAGAATTCTTCGTACATCTCGCGGGACGCTGACATGATCGCCTGCTGCGATTGCTCCAGCGTCTTCGCCCGCTGGTTCGCCTGCTGAACACTTTGCGTCCAGAATGTGACGCCGACTGTCGCGGCTGTCAGTGCCGCGCCCCACGGGCCACCCAGCATGGACAGCATGTTCGACCCGATCTGGTGGACACCGGCCATCGATCCACGCATCACGCCCAGAGTCCGATTGAAGTGCCCGCCCTGAGCCACCGTGTTCCGGTAGGCGTCTGCCATCCTGCCAAGCGTCGGGACATGCGCCTCGATGACAGCGAAACCCGCTCCCCAACGCGACAATTCGGTGCCGCCCAGCCGCGCCAGGGACTGCTGCACCTTCATCTCATCATTGAAGTGCCGCATCGGGCCGGCAACTCCAGTCAGCCGGTCACGCAACCCTTCAACCCCGGTGTGGATCCCGCCAAGAATCGGAGACGCCAATTTCCATGCACCCCATGCCAGCCCGGCCTTCGTCAACACGCTACCGATACCGGAATCCATGATGAATCGCAGCGCCGGAACAACCGTCACCTCAAGCACACTGGCAATGTTCGACAGGGTCGTCGAGAAAATCCCCCACGCGCCCGACGCCAGCGAAGCTGTCGCGTCGAGTAGAGCCTCACCGATATCCCGTATCGCGGGCCACGCCTGCTCAGCGAAACGGGCCAACGAACTGAACACACCGACGTTACCCTCGAACTGATCCATCGCCGCATTGATGCCGCTGTTGATCGCATCCCCAATCGCGATCAGCGGTCCACGGGCGAGGTCCGTTACCGCCAGCTTCGCCCGGTCAGTTGTATTCGACAGCCGCTCAAACACACCGGGCAGACCTTGAGTGTTCGCCGCCGCCACCCGGGCCGCGCCACCAACCTGATTGACCGCATCCCGCATCTCATTGAACCCGGCAGCGCCGATACGGGCAGCCACGCCGCCGATACGGGCGGCGTCGGATCCGAACGCCGTCGAGGAATGCATCGCGTACATCTCAGGTGTCAATTCCTGGGACGCCTGATGCAACTGCTCGAGAATGTTCGCCATGCCGACGAATGCACCAGTGGTATCCCACACTTGCAGCCCAAGTTCAGCGATAGCACCGGCCTGCTGCTCCGACGGGGACGCCAACGCCATCAACATCGACTTGATGAGAGTGCCTGCGTCACTGCCCTTCACGCCAGCATTAGCCAACAGGCCAAGCGAAGCGACAGTCTGATCGACCGACATGCCGAACTGATTCGCCACCGCGCTCGACATCTGCAACCCGTGGGCGAAATCGGTCAGTTCGCCGGTCGACGCATTCGCCACATTCGCGAGATTGTCAGCAACTTTCGACGCGTCAGATGCCGACAACCCGAACGCGTTGATCGCGTCCGCCTGAATCGTCGCAGCCTTCCCGGCGTCAATACCCGCAGCGGTCGCCAACGCCATGGTGCCACGGGCGGCTTCCATCGCCTGCTCGACCGACAGACCGCCCTTAGTCAGTTCCAGCATGCCCTGCGCGGCGGTTTGCGCCGACACACCAGTCAGGGTGACATCGTTGCCCAATTCCCGGGCTTTCTGATTCACCTGCTCCATCTGCGCGGCAGTCGCAGCCGTCACACCCTGTATGCGGTTCAATCCCGTTTCGTAGTCGATGCCGGAACGGATAGCGGACGTGAAAGCTGCTGCCACACCGGCCAGCCCGCCGGCGATCCCGGCGGTAGCCAAACCCTGCGCGAGAGTCGAGGACAGGGCACCGGACATCTTCCGGCCCATGCTCGCACCGACACCCTCAGCGTCCTTGACGCCGCCCTTCAGGTGCTTGTCGGCCTTGAATTTGAACCCGCTGTCGGCGCCCTTCGACATCGACTGGCCCATGCGCTTACCGTGCTGCTCCGCGTTACGGCTCACCTGGCTGAATGTCTTATCGACATCCTTTGTAAGCTGGCTGGTTTCAGCAACGAGGGAAATGTAGCCTACAGCAAGTTCAACACCCTTACCTGCCATGCTGTGACTCCAATCGTTTCACGGTGCGCCCATTGCGGCGGGCTGCGCGCTGCGCCCTACGGGCGATCTCATCGTCATGCGCCTTGCGGCGCTGCTCCAGGGTGACCTTCGACGTAGCCATGCGGTCACTGTCGGGCCGCTGGATAGCTTTCGGCTTATCGCCCTGCCCTCCAGCGCGCTGAAAGTTCGCCCATTGCAGCACATACAGTATGGCACTGAGGAATTCAGTATTCGCGTCCCACGGCCAAGACTTCGGGTTGCGTGCCCGATAGTAGGCAGAATCATTGCCCAGCCACTGCACAAACACCCGCAGATCATGCCAACTGAGATGCTCGCTACCAATGTGGTAGCGGCGCAACCCAATCCGCATCAGGTCAGCCTCGATGGCCTCCCCGAACTCGTCTAAGAGGTCGAGGAGGCCGAAGATTCCCCCAGATCCGAACCGGGATCGTTCAGTGGCTGAGTAGACGCCTCGGTCCAGTGGGCCACGATCTGATCCAGTTCGCCAACAGTCAGCCCCTGGAGTTTCTTGAACACTGCCAGTTCGACAACACACTTCAGCATTGCCTCCGCTACAGCCCGTGTTTTCTCATGGACTGTCCGCTGCGGCTGACCCATCAGCGGAATCGGCTGGCCGTCGTCGTCGAGTTTCCGCTCACCAGCGGAATTCAACTGGTACAGCGGCTCGCCGGTGACTTGATTGAACTGCGCCACAGGCTTATCGAGGTCGAGAAGCGCCTTCTTCATGCGCCGCGTCACGTCCTCAGCCAGGAACGTCATCCTCGGTATTGTGAATTCGACAGTGCCATCTTCGGTTTCGATCTGGAACGGGATCTGAACAGTTTCAGACCGGGCACTGGTGATTACGAACGGTTTCATTGGACCGGACCTCTCAGGTTGTAAGGTTGGACCGGGCAGCCCGCCCCGGCGAGGGCAGGCCCGGTCCAAGGGGGACACTCACCGGGGCGGGACCACACCTCGACTTAGCTGTCGAGGGTCAGATCGTCGGCATCGTCGATCAGGCTGTACACCGGCGGGTTGCCGTTGGACGGGGCGTAGCAGTTGATCGTGATCGAGTACTTCACCAACGAATCGTGAACGTACTCAACATCATCCAGTTCGACAACCTGGCCTTCCTCGATGATGTGCAGGCCGGTCTTGTTGCCGTCGATGAACCGGATCACGAACACGCTTCGGGGAAGTTGCGTCCGATCCCACTTCACCGTGTACTTGACGTGACCGCCGACATCGGTAGCGGTGACGTTATCGTCACCGAACACCGTTTTGAGCGAGTTGACGTTCGTCTCGTACAGGGTCACCTTGACCTGCACCTCGAACGAATCCTGCGTCACCTTCACGGTTTCACCGCCGAATGCCTTGTGCTGCTTGACATCGCGCTTCGGTGAGATCTTGAACCCGTCATCACCGACGAATCCCTGATCCTTGTAGTCGACGGCGAGAGCCGCCACCGGGTCGCTGGGGATTGCCGTGCCCAGCGGAGCGCGGTAGAAAGCACCGCCGTCCGCAGCGAGCGTGGCAGCCCAGATCTGCTGTGAGTTAGCCATAGTTCAGCCCTCCTAAGAGCCAATGGGGGAATGTGTTGAAAGCGAATCCCGTTGCGGGACTCAGTTAGTCGAGACGAGAAGCGACACCTGAAACTGATACCGCTCATGTGACTCGATGAGAGGGTCGGAATAGTCCACCGGCCCGTCGTCGACACCGCCGCCACCGCGAACGAAACCGTACTCGGTCTTCGTCCCGTGGCTCGCCACCAACAACGCCCTGGCCGCGTTAGCCAGAGCCTCAGCATCGACACCGTCGTCAGACCAGCACTCGATGAGTAGTCGCGCATTGTCAGTGACACGATTGAGCATGCCGCCGCCCGTGCGCGTTACGCGCACGAACCTCTTCGGCAGCGCTGTATGGCCCGTTCGAGGCCCGGGTGTTCTCGTACCAACGAACACCCCGCCGAAGCCAGCCGTGGACAAACCGGCCTTCAGCACGCTGATCGCAACCGCGACAGCAGGTTTGGGGATGATGACCTCAGCCATCCTGAAGGTGCCTCACCAGCGCCTGCGTTTCGGCATTGTGCCGCATCGCTTCCGCCCTCGCAGTGATCACCGTTGTGCGCCATCGACCGAACGGCCGGCGGGCGCCCTGCATGGAACTTGTGCGGTAGCCGTCCCCGCCGCCGGCCTCACGATTACAGGCAGCGGCAATAAGTTTCGCTCGACGCTCAAGCTCAGCCCGAACCTTCGGCGCTGAACGGATCTGGTAGTAGCCCTCCCAGTTGTGTTCAAGTTTGCGACCCATCAGTCAGCCACCTTCTCCGCGCACATCCACTTACCCTCCGCGAACACCACATAGCGTGTCGCAGTCTGCACCACGAGATTGTTCGTCAGATCCTCCGTATGGAAGTCACCGTCCCCGGCGAACGTGTGTACGCCGCTCGTGGCGTCCGTAACGAGAATCATCCCTCAACCCTTTGCAAGTCAATGACTTTCCCGGCCTGCCAGCCATGAAAGCCATGCGTGTAATCACGGGGCCAGCCCTGCACCTCGTACTCGATGAATTGATCGCCATCGGGTAGGTCGATCACATCCATCGGCCCTGGTGCCTCGACCGCGGCGCCGTCCTCGCCACGCAGCACGGGCGGGACGAACAGTTCCATGCGCTCGACCGAACGGTTCTGCTCAGGCTCATACGTCGGCCCGGCGTTACCCCAAGAGATCACCTTCACTGCAACGCCCTGCGTTCCTCGAGCGGGAACCCAAGACTTTACCGGGACTCCATGCGCGTTCGTAACTCCCGGCGTGTACCTATGCAGGTACACCGTCCATGGCGTCGGGAACTCACGCATCAATTTCGTCCTGACCCAACGTGATTGTGAAAGCGCCACCACGGGTGATGCCGCAGATCTGTTGCAGTTCGCGGATCTCTTCCGGCCGGAATCGTTGCGCCCGGCGCTTCGTGGTGTCGATGGTCTGCTGGAACGAACCGGCCATCATCGTTGTCACTTCGCCGGTCCCGACTTCCAGTGCGCGGAGGATGACCCCAACGAGGACATCTTTGGCCGCAGCCATTGAGTCCTCGTCGAGGTCATCCCCCTTCAAGCAAGGGGCGATCTTGGCCGCACGGGCTAGGGTGCCCGCGATCAACGCCTCCACTGCATCCTCAGATGCGTTGGGGGAGAACGTGGTTACGTCGGAGACTGTTATCTCTACGGCCATGAACCTATCCTAGCTTTCGTTGTCGGTGACAGCGCCGGTGATGCGGACGAAACGGTTCGCGTCACGGATCGCGAACCCGATCTCGAACTCGACCCGCACCGCGAACATGTTGCGCTGCCACAGGTTCAGCGGAGTGCCGGCGTCGTTCAGGGTGGCCTGATCCGACACGTCGACCCGCAGACCCTCGACGTAGCCCCAGAAGGCGCTCGACCACTCACCGCCGAAGCCAATGGTGGCTGCCTCGTCCTCGACCGCGTTGTAAGCATGGGGATGCTTGACAACCTCGCGGCCCAGCACCTCGCGGGACACGCTGCCCTGCGCGGTGACGCTGTCGATGAACAGCGGACGCCCCTGGAGATCCTTCGCCCCAAGGGCGGCGATCTCAGCCTGTGCGGTCAGCACCCACTTCTCCACGTCGGAGCCGGGGACGCCGGTCGCCACGCTCGACAGCGCTGAGACGAAGCCATCGTAGACATCGGTGTTGAGGGAGACGGCGGGAACCGCTGCGAGAGTGTCGAACCCGGTGCCGGGCGAGGCTTCGAAGCCAAGCGCGGTGCGGTCGAACTTCTTCGCCAGGACGAGCGGCAGACGCTCGACGAGGGCGTTGTACAGGGTGTTGAGATCACGCCGGAACTCGTTCGAGAATGGCACGATCACAGCGAGCTTGTACGCCTTCATCGACTTCGTGCCGAATGTCGGTCGGCTCAGCGGCTTCTCAGCCGTTTCAGCCACCCACTCGGCCTCGGGATCCCCGGTGATGATCGGGATGTCGAGCCCACCGGCCGGAACCTGAATCTTCGGGCACAGGTTCTGCACGATGGATGCGTGCTGGGTGTTCTTCCAGATCTCCTTCGAGACCTCAGCCGGGAGAAGCACATTGGTGCTTCCCCGGTAAACGTCAACACCAGTCATGGTGTCACCGTCCTTTCGGTTTGTTGTGCCGCCCTGGTCGACGGCGTTGTGTTACAGCAGTTTTGAGAACAGCGCGCTGAATTCCTCACGCGCCGAAATGCCGTTCTGTCCGCCACGTCCCGCGAGGGGATTCGGTGCCGGCCGGCGTGGCTCGCCAACCTGCTGTGAGACATACTGGGCGAGAGCGGTTTTCAGTTCCGCTACCTGCTCAGTGATCTCATCCTCGCTGGTTCCCGTAACCAGGCCCATTGCGAATTCGGGGACACCTTCGGATAGCTTGTACCGCAGCAGCTTCGCTTCGGCCTCAGCCTTTGCGGCTTCGACTTCCTCGATGCGGCGGGCAGCTTCGGCCGACGCCTCGGCCTTGATCTCGTCGGGCGTTTTGTTCTGCTCCTGACGTTGCTGTTCGCGTTCGTAGGCTGCGCGGAACTTCTCGTAGTCGGCGTCGAATGCCTTCGCCTTCTCAGCGTTGGCCTTCGCCCGGGACTCGTTGGCCCGTGCAGTCTTCTTCCACTTGTCGCGCTCAGCGAGCAGATCCTCGTAGGCAGGACTGTCGCCGTTGTCGGCTTGATCCTGGGCCTGCGACTCGACATCGCTGCCGGCGCTGGCGCCGGGCATGTTCAGCGGCGTCGGGCCGACTGTGGCGTCTTGATCGGACATGGTTGTAACTCCCTTGCGTTACGCATCTGGAGGTGGCACCCGTTTCGGGGCGCAACCCGCCACGGTTGGCGGGAAGAATGTGGGGATCCGGTATTGACCAGATGGTGTAGCCCGGTCTACAGTCGGGTCATCAGTTGATCGACAGACAGGAAATCGAAAGATGTACACACTGACCATCAGCCCGGTGGGCGATCCGAAGGGCACCACCAGGACCGCGCATGCAGATCGGCTGGATGCCGCGAAGGCGCTGATCCTGAAGGCTCGCACCTACAAGATCAACACCTCGAACACCACGGCCGACACTGTTAGTGGCACGCTGACCTCGCCGTCCGGCCCTCGCGGTGTCCAGCGGGCCGCGTATGTGTGGGTTATCCGCCCCGCCTGATCGGCCCTCTGAAGCGCCCCAGCCAATCGGCTGGGGCGTTTTCGCATGTAGATGCCTATGGTGCCCAGCATGTGGAGCGGTCTACAATCGAGGCATGAGCGAAACACAGAGCACCTTCACCCTCGACTTCACTGACAAGACATGGAACGCCGTCAGCTTCGGGAAGCCATGGAACGGCTGGGCCACACCCGTGGTCACCCTCGAAACCTTCGAGGACATCGTCGCGTGGGCGGCGGACACCATGACGGTCAACTTCCACACCAATGGCACGGCCATGATCGAGGAACCCTTCGGTAAGGAAACGATCTACTTCGAGATCACACCCGACGCCAACGGCAACTACGATCTAAGCCAACTGGGCTGGACATTCGAGACGGCCTAAACCGAACACCAACAGCAACAGCAACCCGAAAGAGAGAAACACAATGAACGTCAACCCGAAGTTCGAAATCGGACAGCTTGTCTACCACCTCGGGGAGGGCATCCGCGAGCCGCGCCCCGTCACCGTGGTGGGCCACACCATCGAGGGCCACCCGCTCTACATCGAGGGCCACGCCGCAGTGATGGTCACCACCGCAGGCAACCTCGCCGTCCGCGAGGATATCCCGAACCACCCGCTGACCAAGCGCCGCGAACGGATCCTCGCAGACGGTCGCTGGCCCGACGGCGTCCTCAATAAGTAGGGCGCAAACCGCCACACAGCGCCCCGGCCACCGGCCGGGGCGCTTTCCTATGCGCCCCTACCCTTTCGGCCGTCCACGGGGCGCACAGACGGGCGCAGCGCACGTTCCCGCTCAGCCAGCAGCCTCGCCCTCGCATTAGCTCCCGACAACTGGCCCTCAAGGGCATCCCGGGCACGCTGCAACGCCAGATCACTCGACGGGTCAGCACTCAACACCCACAGCGCCTGCTCGACCTCGTCATCGAACCCGACGCCAGTCGGCGGCGGGCCACCGCGCTGCGCCTCAGACAGCGCCACCTCAAACCGGCGGCGCACCTCAGCATCAGTCGGCGGACGCCTAAGCACTCGACACCTCCACGCCGTAGGCGCGGCGGATCTCGTTCATCACCTTGCCCACCCGATCCCCCGGGATCCGCTCCCAGTCGCCGGTCCCCAACACGTCAGCCTGCACAGTGTCAGACCTCTTCCAAGTGTTCGTCACAACCTGCCACCGCTCAGCCGACGCGGCGTAAAACTCAGCCGTCGAGGCACTCTCGTCCACCCGCACACGCGCCAGCCCGGTGGCCGGACCACCGCAGCCATCACTGAAATACCGGAACGTCATACCACCATCATAGATTATCGTCCGCCACCACGGGAGTGACGCCATCATCGCCGTACTGCCTGAAGTCAGGGTTGCGCTCATACCCGCCATCAGCCCACCACCCGACAGTCTCCAACCGGCCGGTGTCATCCCGAAGCACCGTGATACGCCCTGGCCGATCCAGCCGCCGGATCGCGTCGAGGCTGTCATACACCTCGACCCGCTCGCCGTCATTGAACTCGACGAACACCCGCATCCCGTGAACCATCAGAACGAGCTCTGCCTCGACGCGCCCCACGTCCCCGCCTGAATGTGCTTCGCCAGCAGATCCTCATAGCCGTTAGCCCGGGCCAGTTCCCTCGACGCCGGATCCAGTTCGCGGATAATCGGCAGCGCCCGCCGGGTAGCCTCAGCGAACTCCTGATAGATCTGGTTCTTCTCATCCTGATTAGCGTTAGGCACACCCTTGGGCATCACGCCGTCGAGGACACGCCGCGCCTCGCCCAGATCGTTGCGGATCCCCAGCTTGATGCGGGCATCCCAAGTGTCGACCGTGACGGCCCACGCATCCTCTTCATCGAGGACGTTCAGCGCATGGTTGTAGATCTTGCCAGCCTCAAGTGCAGCTTGATCTTTCGGCCCGCGCTGCACCATCAGGAACAGTTCCTCTAACTGTTGTCCTGGGGCGCCGGCGTCGGCTCGAGCGCCTGCCGATACTTCGTCAACGCCAGTTGCGCTTCGGCTTTCAGCGTTTCGCTCGACTTCCCTTCGGTGCCGATTATGAAGATCGGACGCCTTACCGGCTGGTTCGTAGGTTCCATCAGACAATTCCTCACCAATCGGAACAACATCGAGTGTCTTCAGATCATACACAGCCAACTGGTCGACATCCTGAGCCGCCTTGATCGTCGCAGCCGAAGGCTTCCCAACCTTCGACACATCGAGGAACACGTTGTCGCCCTCGACCCACAGACCCAGATGGCACCCGGGCCGGTTCAACTGATCCCAGTGCGCGTCGATGAAGTGGTCGACATCCTCAGGCTTGAACACAGCCTTCGGGATCCGCGTCTCAGTGCCCTTCGACGGGGCGAACGCATACCCGTCGACCGGCGAGCCACCGGCCAGGTCAATCGTGATGCCGCCGTTCGACTTAACAGCCTCATACACCCTCGCCTCGTACCGCTCCCGTAGCCGCGCCATAGACTCGTTATGCTTCCGCGCCTCAGGGATCGCACGCGGCTGCACAATCCAACTAGGGTCGATGTCGCCAGTCTGCAACGCGAAGTGCTTCTCCCCGCCCGGGAACTCGTCATCCACCCGTCCGGCAATGCCGTGAAACACGCCGTCATCATCGATACCCGGCGTCCACTCCTGCTTCTTCGGCTGCCACTTCGAACGCGGAACGTCCACCGCCACAACACCGTTGCCGTAGCCCAGCGCCGCACCGTCGAGCCGGTCAGACAGGAACACGTCGCCCTGCTCCCTCGACAGGAACCGCCGGTCAACCCGAATCGAATCGGCCGACTCGAGCGAGGTCCGGTGATACATGCGAACCCTGTTCCGGGCAGGCTGCGGATAGAACAGATCGTCGGCGTCCTTACCGCGCAGCGCCCACACCGGATCACTCACAACCCACTTGCCATCGTCATCGACAGCGAGCAGACGCTTCACCCGCTCAAGATTGTCGGGGATCACACCATTCAGGAACGGCCGCGGGCCGAACTCGTCAGTCGGGATATGCTGACCCGGCTTCGGCTTCGGCACAAGCCGCGCAACATCTTTCGGATCCATCGCCAAGACCTGGCGCACCGCAGCATAATTCACGTCGAAGTCCGTTCGAGGTGACAGCGCAGCGTAGATCGAGGCAGCCCTGCGGATATCCCCCTCATACACGGTGCCCAGCGAATCCTCAGCGAGGAACCACCGCAACCGCTTGTACCACAGGATCCCCCACTCTTTCTCCTCCGGTGTCAGCCGCTGCCACGCCGCCATATCGTCCGACACCACATTGCGGACCATCAGATCGAGGGGAGGATGGATAGCCCCAGCGGGCTTCGCCCCATACGGCAGATGGACCGAACCGTCAGCCTCATGGATGATCGGCACAGTCGGCCCACGATGCCGGGTAGTGGTCGCCTTAAACCACACCTCAGTGTCCTTGCCCTTCCGAATCACCGGAGTGCCCTTAGTGATTGGGATCGTGTCCCACAGCCGCTGCTGCTGCTCCCGAAGTTCCACCTTCCGCGCCTCAGGCGTGCTCGGCAGACGTTCCTCTTCGTACAGCTTGTGGCACACATCCTTCACCGACATCGACTTCTCAGTGTGGATCTGTAGCTCGAACTCCAAGCCGTTCAGTTCGAACGTCATGTTCCGGCCGCGATACCCCTCGAACGCGATACCGGCAGGCTGTTTCTTCGGCACCGCACCCAAGGCGATCAACTGATCACGAATATCGTTGCCAGACTTCCAATATCCCTCGGCCGGCACCACCGCCGTGAAACGAACCGTGTCCCGCATCTTGTCGAGGGCCGCTTCAGCGCCGATCCCCTTCTCCACCATCTCGTCCTGCACCTTGCGGTACAGCGACGGCGGATCCTTCAGCCGATACTCCAAGCCGTGCGGAGTGGCACCGGCATCAACCATCGTTTGATACACAGTGGCGGAAATACCCGGCTCGACGTTCTCAGCGAGATCCTTATACCGGCTGTCCACGATGCGGCGAACCTCAGCCCGCTGTTTCGCCGTCAACCTTTTATCGTCGACCTTCGCGTACTGTTCTTCGGTCCACTCGACGTTCTTCAGCGGCGGCAGACCCTGCTCCTGCCACGTCGAGGTCGACTCGTCAACCTTGAACCTACGCTGCCCACGCGCCCGCACGTCGACAAACTCGACGACGCCTTTATCGTCCCGCGTGATCACGCCGTCATAGCCGTCGGCCCGCAGCTTCACAGACAGTTCCTGCCCAGTCGCGCCGCCGTACTGCGCCGACAGTTTCTCCTTCCACGCCCCACCGTTGTGGTCGACGTACAGCGGCCGATCCAACGTGGCGGTCCCCCGCTCCCACCCCTTCGACGGCAGCGGAGTGTCCACGTCAGCCGGTGACATGTAACGCCCCCACGGCTCACTGTCCTGGCCGAACCCGGTCACCCCACGCATCCCCGTGTTGTTACGGAGATAAGGGATCTCAACCCTCGTCGACTGCTCGACCGTCGAGGCACCCTTCGTTGCACCCGGCAGCGCCTTCGTCATGTCCGCCGGCCGGGTGCCCGCGCTACGATGCTCCCAATACCGCAGCGCGGCAGGCGCTTCACCATCCTTCGGCCTGAAGTCAGGCCAGTCGAAGAATTCAGGGCCGCCGTTATTGAGATCCCTGCGCGTGTACGGGCTATCACCCTCGTAGTAGTCGACCAACACCCGGTGCAACACCTTCGACGATTCGTGCGCGTAGTTGCCGTTGATCTCCACGTCAGCGAAAGCCTCAGCGATAGCCTCACTGCCCTTCACCATGGCGCCGCCGCTGCTGCCGTCGAACGAGTAGCCGGACAGGTTATCCCGCTTCCACTCGTCGAACTCGTAGTACTGCTGCGGCGTCCACTGCCCGCCCTGATCTTTCCACTTCTTCGCACCGACACGCGTTTTCGCATAGTAGTCGGCCAGGGCCTGCTCAACCCGATCCCCCGCATTGTCCGAACCGGCGGGTGTATTCAGCTTCACCAGATACCCGGGCGCCGTCGGATCCCCCATCGCTGCGCGGGGATGGTTCGTCAGGCCGTGCCCAAGTTCATGCATCATCACCGCGTAGGACGAAGGCTGAGACACCTCACCACTGCCGCCATCGTTTCGGTAGTGGAACCCGCTGTTGACGCTGTCCCTGAAGTCGGTGTCCATCGTCCGGCCCATCCGCAGCCCGGGGATGTTGTCACTCGCAGCATTGATGTACTTCGAGTTCATGTTGATCTTGCGGGAACCCTCATAGTTCCACAGCCGCCATGTCGCCGCGAACGTATTGTCATCATCCGAATGGAATGTGACCTGCTGCAACGTGACACCGGGATATCGGTGCTTGAAGTCGTCGACAGCGCGGATCGCCCCACGAACCTGCTCATACACACCCGGCGTGAGATCCACCGCCGGCGGCGGGTTGTAGAACAGGGCGTTGGCGTTATTGTTGTGCTTCTTCTGGGTCATGATCACCGTGGTGTCCGAACCCAGCAGCTTCTGCGCCGCGTCCTCGAGCGCCCCGGGCGTGTCCGCAGCGTCGAGGGCCTCACGCAACTTCACCCGCTCTGGCGTCCAGTCGGCCCGGTCCCAAGCCGTAGTCATACCAAGCTCTTTCGGGACCGCCGCCTCAATCTCCCGCATCTTCGCCAACAGCGCCTTGAAGTAGGCGTTCTCGTCGGGATCATCCTTGAACGCCGACGCCGGCGGCATCTGCTTCCGCGCTTCGATGTAACGCTTGTTGTACATCTCGTAGTACTCAGGCTCAACGAACTTCGTACCCGGGCGTTCCGGCACAGCATCGCACTTACACCAATCATGCCCAGCCAGAGCAGCTTCGGCGCTGTAATACACCGCGCCACGGGTCGCCAACGTCGCACAGAACAAGCACGCGTCCGGCTGCGCCACCCGATACAACTTCACACGCGGCTTCCCCCGCTCGTAACCCTCAGCGCGGGCGTTCACGTCGACCGTCTGCCTCGACCCGTCGAACACAGCCCGGGTAGTCGAACCCGACAGATCACTCAACAGCCGCTGCCGCCGCCCCTCATCAAACACCCCATCCGCGATATTGTTCACAGCCCACTCGGCGCTACCGATCAACCGTGCCGCGGGAACCAGATCCCCAGTCGGCGCCGTAGGAACGTAATCCTGATCCGGTGCGAGTTCCCCGTACCACTGCGCCGTCGACTCAGCCGCAGCATCCACGAACCCGCCCACAATCTTCGGGAACATGTTCACCACCACGGCCTCAACCTCAGCCGGGGACATACCATCCCGAAGATAGCGCTTAATCATCTGCTCAATCCGGTCGACGGCCTGCTCACTCAACCGGGACAACAACTTACGCAACGAGTTAGCCTCAGCGACAAGGTCGACCTGCCGCGAAAGAGACGCAGTCATCAGGCGTTAGCGTCCCCCTGGCCGCGCCTAGCAGCCAGCTTCGACGCATTCTCACTCACTGGCGGCGCCGAACCCAGCGACGACACAAGCTGCGACACTGTCTGTTTCCGCAGATCCGCCTGCAACTGCTTCTGCTCAACCCGGCTGATATCCAGCCGATCCCACGTCACCGTCGACTCAGCCGGCAACACCCCAGCCTGAATCAACTTCGTGGTCGCATCTGCTGTCGCCGCCAACGTCGGCGTATGGGCCGGGCGCCACTTCGGGCGCACCAACATAGCCTCTTTCGGCAGATCCGAACTGCCCTCACGAACCATCGTCGCCAACCTGGCAAGCTGCGTCCAACCGCCACCGAACTGACGCTGCCGACGCTCCGCACGCTTCACCAACCGGAACTCCATCGCGTTAATCGCCTCAGCAGACGGCGGATTGTCAGTCGCGAAACCAAGATAATTCTGCGGGATCCCAATATGGCCCGACAACAGTTGCGCGTACATCTTCATCATCCCGAAGAACGTCTCCAGGCCCTGCCCGCGAAACTCCTTGATATCAGGCAGATCCCCATACTCGTCCCGCTCAAGCGCCAGCATGCGCCCCATATAAGACTTCCACGCCGGAACCGGATCGCCGTTGCCATCGAGGAAGAAACTCTCCTTCGCGCCAAGAACGAACCGCTGCGGCGCAGCGTAAAACTCCCGCGCCAGTTCAGCATTCGCCAACGTCCGCAAACCAGACTGGGTCAACCGGCGCACAGTCTCAGTGATCTCAGAATGACCGCGAGGCCCACTCGACCTCGACTGATTCACAAACGCCGCAACCGCAACCTCGCCCAAACTGTGCCGGTCACGCTGAATCACAGACCAGCCCGACGGGCTACCCGCCGACGGTGACTTGTTCTCCAACCAAATCGTCTCATTCGGCAGGAACAGCGCACCATTAACGATGCGATCCTCCACATCGAGGCGCTGCATATACGCCGCCGTCACCTTACGGGTCCGCGCATCAATCGTCGCCGTCATGTTCAACGGCGACTCCACCGTCACCAGAGGATCCGGCTCGCCCTCGAAACCAGTTGTCACAGCAGCGAACCCGACACCGTAAATCAATGCGTCGAGGTGGATCTTAATCGACTCCACATCGAGGTCATTCGCCAGGTACAACTCTTCCAGGCCGAAAGGATCATCACCCTCGACGCCAGTCGCAGCAGTATTCCAACCCTCGAAATCGAGGCGTTCCTCCACACAGTCCACGGCGGCGGCAGGCCAGCCGACAGCGACAGCCAAACCAGCCAACGTCGGCGGCAACGCGATACGCAGATCCTCGAGCCTCGACTTGCCGTCATAATAGTCGGCCTTAATCAGGTTCTCAGGCCGAAACCGCGCCAACTGCACAGTCAACTCGTCCAAAACCTGATGCTCATCACTGCTCAGGGACAGTGATGGAAGTGCAATGGCGACAGTCATCCCAGCACCAACATCCTTCCCTTAGATGACGCATTCACACGCACACCGAAACCGCGTGCAACACAATCCAAACGGGCCTTATAAGCCATGATCGCCGCATACGCCGCGTCAATCTTCTGCGGCGACTCAGGGTAAGCCTTATAGATCAAATAACCGCGGCTCGCCGGCCGCATACGGGCATTAAGAACATGCCGCGTCAGCGGCAACGAACCATCATGCGTCACCTCAGGCTTCAACACACCCTCCGGTGTCCGCTGGCCCGACACCACAATCGCGTGCCGCAACCGCTCCACAAACTCAACCACGTTGACGCCCTTACCCTTCGGCCACGCCATCATAGGATTCGCCACCGAACACTTAACGCGCAACTTGCGGCCATGGTCCTTCTCCCACGCCGCCACATGCTCAACCCAACCAGACGGGTCCGCATAAAACGCACCAACCCTGTACCGGCGAAACACATCATCGACAGTCGCGTCGACCTCCGCAACCGGCGGCGTCCACGTCCGGTCCCGCATGTCACCCTCCCACACGCCCAACGTGAACAGATGCCCATCATAGATCCGGCAGCCGATCAACGCCGTCGCATCAGCCTTGCCCTGGACGCGGCCCATCGAGCCATCGAAACCGACAGTGATAGCGTCCCCCGGCGCCAACGGCCGAACCTTCAGCGGCTCAACAGGATTAAACTCCTGGCCCGGCTCAAGATACGTCGCCTTAATCCTCGACCACTCGACCTGAGACACCCAACTATCACTGGCATGCGTCAACTGATTCAGGAAATAACGTCGAGCATCCTGCGGATCCGTATCCGCATCCCAATACTCCGCAATGATCCGGTCCAGGTTGACCCAGCCGCCATTATCGTTCGCGCTGTCACCATAGGACACCCGCAAACCAGCCCGAAGCGAATCCAGTTCCTGCGGATCAGTTTCCGCCGGCGCCTCGCGGTGATCGTACAGCAGACCACTCGACTTCGACCGGCCCTCACGCTGCGCCTCGAACGCCTTCCAACTAGCCTCAGCCACAGACTCCTCGCCCGGCAAGAACGCGTTAGGCGTCTCCACGCTGCACCCGTTCACCTTCGCAATGTTGCGGCGGATCGTGCGTGCCAGCTTCCAGCCGCCGTTCGACTCAGTCCAAGACTCAGTGTTATGTGTCATGTGGCAGCCCACGCCCGCAGCGAACAGGTGATCGTCCGACTCGACCGCGATACAGCGAACAGGGACGCGAGGCACAAGGGTGATCGACCGAATTGTGATCCATTGCGGCGAGTTACGATGCTGCCGAACACGTTTGACTTTGCGCCGCAGATTGAACGGCACTAGCCCGCCGCGTGGCGTGAAGTCAACCCGATACTTACCGCCACCGGTGTAGCGAGCATCAGCCACCCACTTCGGATCTGAGCAGACCTGCCCCAGCGAACGTAATAGCTCAACCACCGCATAGGCAATACCCTTGTTGGTGTTTACGAATGTGCAAGTGCCGGTAGCTGTTACGCAGCCGTCAGAGTCCATCAGCCCGCGCAGCAGATCAGTTCGCTGGCGCACTGAACCCAGTAGGTAGTCCGACGGGACGTGCTTATCCTCAAAACAGTCCAGCCCACGAATTGCAACAGCTTGGGGCGGACGATTCGCCCTCGACGCCGACGAGAAACTCAAGTTACATGCCGGCGAAACACCATCCCTACGGGGATACCAACGCTGATGAGTCGGAATGCCGCGATCTGCCAGGATCGCCTGCACATCAGGCACATCTGATTCCCCAACCGATAGCTCACACTTCGCCCTAGTGCCATCCCCAAGCCAATACCCCAGCAGGTACGGGTCAACCGGGAGATCACTTTCAGGCCGCTCGAGCGGCTCACCAACCGGCACCCGGTACGAATAGCCATCCAGCATGCCCTCAGTTGTGCGTACACACTCATATTGCTTAGGCCAATTGATACGCTTCGAGTGCCACAAGTGTCCAGCCGACGCGATCACATCAGTGCCATCAGCGAATGCAACACGGTAGCAGTCATGCTCATTGGAAACAGGTTTCGCCTCACTCACGCGCACCGGCTGCCCACTGCTGCCGTAGACGTAGTCGCCAGTCTCAATCTCCCCCATGGTTGTCCAACCGGACGGCGTCGGGATGGGAGTGTCCAGAGCGAGGGCCTGATCCATAGCGGTGAACACCGGCCGGAACCCCTCCCGGGACAGACCAGCCGAAGTAGCCGCCTCAATCTTCCCCGACGGCACCAAGATCGCTGTCTCCATTGGGGATACGTCATAGTCATCGAGCAGCGCATCACTCGACCGCACCATGTCGAGGCACGGCTCCCAAGTGTTCGCCGTCTGATCCTCCGACACCGCAACGATCTGAACCTTCGGCTTGATACCCGTTGTCCACCATGGCTTGCCCACCGGCTGACCCTCAGCGTCCCAGCCGTCCATCACCACCGGGCCTAACGCCTCAACGATGCACAGCGCCGCGACAACGGGACTGTTGTGAGTAACCCACATCGACTCCCCGGTGAGATACAGGCCGTCCGGCGAGCTCACCGTGATGCAGCGCATAGGCGTAGCCTCGACCGGCTCAATCGACTTAATCACACGCGGCAGCGGTTTACGCTTACGCTCAACGAGGCGCTCAGCTTTGCGCGGCAAGCGCACCACCGGCAGATCCGCATACGGCCTGAACTTCAACCGATATCGCGTGCCAACAACCCGCCCATTCAGCACCGCGTCAGACTCCCGCACAGACACCCGCATGCCCAGCGTGCGAACCAATTCGGCGACACCATCCGCCAGGGCGCGGCGCACCGTGCAAAACTCAGCGGTGCCGAACTTGTCGATGTGGCCGTCGGTGTCCATCAGACCCTGCAATAGCGCCAGCCTCTGTCCGATAGAGGCGCGGAGATACAGCGCCGGAACATGCTTATCGCCAAGCAGATTCAAGCCCCGCAGAGCCTGCATGGCCCAACCTCGACCGAAGCGGACCCGCCACGCCGTCGAGGTTACTGTCGGCTCGCCATACTCAACACCCGCTGCCTCAATCTGCGACAGCATGTGCGGTAGATCCTCTGAGCCACACGTTAACCGTGGGCAGTCGGAGTCACCATCCCCCAGCCATGCGCCCAACAGATACGGGTCGACCGGCAGATCCGCTTCGGGCAATTGCAGCACCGGCTGCTGCGGCAGAGCAAACCGCGCAACGCCCGGGTTGACGGCCTTAGTCCTACCCGCCGTCAACGGGCGAGGAAACACCAACCCTTCTTCACGCATCTCAGCGACACTCAGCGTCTTACGGACACGCATCGCCCCACCGACAAACACGTCGACATCAAATAGATGCTCACCGTGGAACACGCTCGACGTGCCATCCGACAGGGTCACCCTATAGCCGCGATCCACAATCACCGGCTGCGCCGCAACGCAACGAATGATCTCCCCGTCAACCCCAAACAGTTCATCACCCGGCCGAATGTCGCCAACCGTTGTCCAGCCCTGCGGGGTTGGAATGCGCGCATCGAGGCGCTCTGCCTTCCCCCAGCCCTTTGGCCTCGACAGGACAGCACGCCGAATCAGCCTGCCGTTGTTGATTGTTCGCCCCTCGATGGCACGGCCATCGAACCCGGGATCCACCTCATACAACTTGAGAATGAACCGGATCTGCTCGTCAGTGAACCGCAGCGGCTCACCAACCGCAGGGCCATCGACTACCTGCAAGTAGTACTCACACCAGTCGATGACAGCGTTGCCCAGCGTCGGCCGTTCACCGGGAACGGACGGCTTCCAACCCATCTACTCACCAACGAGACGGCGGCGGTTCGCATGCGGCACAGCCGGATTGGCCTGCGGTCCTCGAGCCTCGACATGGTCAGCAGTCGCGAACTGGATCCGCAGCCGCGCCCGATCCTCAGGTGTCGCACCGAACTTCGCAACCCGCAACCGGAGCTCGCCGGCGATCTTATGCTCACCGGCCCAGAAACGGGCATGCAGCATCGCCGTATCCCGCAACTCACTCCAATCAGTGTCAGTGAATTCCCTCGACAGCGGCGACGCGGCCCACATCGCCCACCACTGCCGGGTGATCTCAGGCCACACGAACGGCTGGCCGTCGACCTCGACCTCCGGTAGCGGCGGCTGCGAAACCGGCTGCACCGGAATGACCCGCAGCACAGCATCTCTCGACTTCGCACCGCCGTGCCCGACGAGTTGGTCTGGATTCTTCGGCCGTGGCCCGATTCCTGCCATCAGGTGTACCTCACTGTACCGGGTCGATCTCGTCGACCGGCTCATCGTCAGCCTCGACCGGCACGCCCTCGACCGCCGGTTCCGGCACCTCGACGGTATCCTCGACCTCGACCTCGACCTCGACCGGATCCGGCACAATGTCATCGAGTGCCTGCGCCGCCGCGACAAGCGCCGAAAGGTCAACCTGCCCAGCGGCTCCCGCAGCCTCGATCTGCGCCTCGACATCAGCGATCTTCGACATGATCTCGCCGTGCGCCTTGTTCAGTTGCGCCACAACGGTATTCACTGCATCTTGAATCGACACTAGGATCACTCCTTGGTTGTTGTACATGCCGTGGTCGATCCACAGCAGGA